GGGAATCAAATCAAGAGAGAACTCCGATTCTTGGTAATGTGAAAGTATTTTACACTGAAGGCGCGGTGAAGCCTAGCTCGTCTAGAGCGGACAAAGTAGCCTTGACTATTACTGACGACATACCTTTTTAAGCCAAGGTTGCCTTTTTGCCTGTGAGCAGGCTTGACCCACCTGTGGCGCATAAACGGGTCATTACTTAAGGACATAACATGTATTATATTAAGTCATTTGTATGAAATTCTATAATAGCTATAATCGCGCCTCAATTGTAAGGGGTGATTATAAAATGTTAATTTATATGCTGATATTCGTGGTATGCAGTTTAATTGCAGTCGCGAAAGATGATTTAAAGCGCCCATAGTGGCGTTTTTTTTATGGAGAAAAAGCAATGAAAGAGATTTTATATTTAAGAGAAGTTTACGAAATACTTACGGTTAAGCAAATAGAGGCTGTTGAGGCTCTTATTGAGCATGGTAGCGAAAGAAAAGCGGCTGAAGCGTTAGGTAAATCTAAAACAGCGATTAATAGCGCCGTTCAAATTGCTAAATCAAAAGCGGCAAAGTCTGGGTACGAGCCTGTAGCTGACCTGGTTCATAAAACTGCGAATGGTTTTGCGGTTACAGGGGTAAGTACAGCTTACAAGGCGGATGGTTCTGTAGGTCTGCAGTGGGTTAAGCAGTCACCCGACAAAGCATTGGCCCTGCAGGCAATGATGACCGCTATCGAAAGTTACGAGTGGAGGCCAGCACCTGTTATTAAGCTAGGCTCGCATCACGATAAAGACCTTTGCACCCTGATCACTCTTACTGACTTTCATTTAGGAATGTATTCTTGGGCGGCTGAATGCGGTGATGATTGGGACGTTAAGATAGCTGAGAGGGTAGCTTTTACCGCCGTCAATCAAATGATTAACGATTCGCCTGACTCTGGCGTTGGAATATTGAATTTACAAGGTGATTTTCTGCATTTTGATTCGCTCAAAGCGGTTACGCCTGCCAGTGGCCACGTTTTAGACGCAGACAGTCGCAGTTCAAAGATGATTGAGTTGTCGATGATCATTATGATGGGCTGTGTTGAGCTTATGCTGAGTAAGTTTAAGGCCGTGAAAGTCATTGTGTGCGAGGGAAACCATGATGAATACGGTAGCGCATGGTTAAGAAAGGCGGCCAAACAAATTTACCGCGATAACCCACGATTAGAGGTTGATGATACTGAATTTCCATACTACGCCTACAAACATGGCAGGGTTATGTTAGGTTTTCATCATGGTCACAAGAAAAAGAACCAGCAACTGCCCCAATTGTTCGCCGGTGAACCCAGGTTTAGGCATATGTGGGGCGATACTGCTTATACATACATCCACACAGGCCATTTTCACCATTCGGAGGCGCATGTTTCTGAGGGGGGCGGCGCTATTGTGGAAAGGCACCCCACTTTGGCGGCTAGAGACGCTTATGCGGCGCGCGGTGGCTTCATATCTAAGCGGGCGGCCCATGCAATTACCTATCACACTGAACACGGGGAAATAAAAAGAACGACCGTTACCCCGACTAGCTAACTAAAGGACAAATACGCATGAATCATTGGGAAAAATTAAGCAAAAAATACCCCGCCATAGAAAAAGACGTGGCAGGGAGTTTGAGCGACGCACGTTCAGCGCCTACCCCGCTATCTGATATGGTGAATAATCCAGCCCATTATCAGGGGGCTATTGAATGCATTGATGCAATTGAATCAAGTATGAGCAAAGAAGGATTTGCGGGCCATTGTAAAGCGTGCGTTATCAAGTACGTTTGGCGGTACCAGCAAAAAGGGGGCGTAGAATCGCTTGAAAAGGCAGAATGGTATCTGTCTAGGCTGATAGCTACTGAAAAAAGCCGCTTGTAATGCTTTCTAACGGCGCTTAGCACTCTACCCTACCCAAACGTACCGCCCATAAAAAAGCCCCTAATTTAAGGGGCTGAAATGGCCTTTATTGGTTACTTGGGCGACTCTCCCTTCTAACCCCAAGTTACCTGTCCATTTTTGCCCTTTCAACTTGTGGTTGCGGCTTGGTGTTTAAAGTAGTCACAGTTTATTTTCTTTTTATACTGCAGATATTGCGCGCGTCTTGTTTTAATCACCGACGGTTTAATTCCGTGTTTTGTGGCGATATCTTGAATGTCGGATAAACGCAATTCTTTTGCATCCATATACTGAAACGCTAGCAAATAGGTTGTCCACTTATCCCAGTTTTTAAACGCTTGGTCTGTATCTTCATATGCTGATAGATTCATTTTATACGCTCCATTGAGAGGCCATTGCCTCCGCTATTCCGGTAAATGTCTCTGATCTGATTTTCCAGCGATCAGCACTAGGCGGCAAATAGTGCAACCTTTGCTGTTGATTCTTTGGGAGTGTGTCGTATAGCTCTTTTACGTTGTCGGTTTCGACTAGTGGCGGCAAATTGTGAAGCCATAGCCCCGTCTTTTTACTTTCAGGGTGGCCAAATTGCCAAGGCTGGACATATTGCGTAGGTTTTATCGGCAATACGCCGACAGGATTCTCAAACGCTACGCGGGGCGCATGTTTCTTTGCATGCTCATATAGGGCCATAGTCCATTTTATCGAATCGATCCGTTGTTGGTTTTTTGGCATTCCTTTCCCGTACCATGCATTGCCCGATACAGCTAGTGCGGTGCAAGGTGGATGCATTATAATTAAATCCCAGTCATAATCAGGGTCTGAGATTACGCCCCAGCAGTCGCCTTGATAATGGCTCCATGATTTGTCATCCGCTGGCAATAAATCGCATGACCACGCGTTATGACCTAAGTCGCGAAAAGCTTTTCTCACTTTCCCGCTGTACTCGCAAGCTATTAATACGTTCATGCTTTCACCCCAAACCAATTCAAGGCCGTATGCGGTGCAATAGTGTATTCACCGTTTCCATTCAAGCAGTTAACAATAAAAGGCTTTTTGGTTGCCCTTGCTCTATAACCTGAGAGAACAAACGCGTATTTTTTGCCCTCTTTGCGTATTTTGGTTGCATCTAATTGATGCGCGCCCATGCGCTCCCGCCAAGCTAATTCCTCAGTCAATGCTTTGCTTTCTTTGCTTAAGGCTGTATCTAGCGAAATTACAAAACCATTAAATTTTACAGAATCGCTATCATATCCAGCGTTGCCAAGCTCCATTTTTAAGCCATATTGGGCAAGAATAGGCGCTAAATCACTCTGCAGTATTTCCCTTACTAATTTCGCGTTGCTTTTGTTCATTTTATCAATTTTCATTTTATGCCACCTGTAAAGTTTGAATTAAATTGGTTTTAAACTTGGATTTTCGAGAACCGTGCACAGTTAACGCCACGTTTTTGCTTGTTTTGCTGGCACCGTCGCACAACATACAGTCTGAACATTGAATGCCCTTGCTGTCGGCCAAGCATTCAACCTCATTCTTTGCTAGTGCGTCGCCCTCCATTGCTACGCGGAACGTCCTTGCACCTATAGACTGGTATTTAATGGCCTGTTTTGGGCTGTCTGCAGAAACCATGCAAAGGTCAATGAATCGCGGATCAAAAGCGCGGTGTTTAATTTGGTGGGTGTAGCCCGTCCAAGATATGCCCATTTTGGCTATTGAATCCATAACCTTAAAAGGTGCGGCGGCGGGGTCGCCATAGGCACCTAGTCTAATTTTACGGCCTGTTATGTAATCAGAATGCAATACAGGATTAAAGGCCGGATATAACCCGCGTTTGTATGCCTTATAGATTGCCAGTGGTGCGTGCCCGATGTTTACATAACAGGCGCCGCCACGGAACCACCTTTGAGGGCAATTCCCGCAAATGCTAGAGTCTAAGCCAATTTTGGCCGCGTCCGTGGGTGATATGTCGGAACGTAAAACCCAAGTCTGTACCATGTTGCCCGTTTTGCGATTGCTAGTTTCCATAGTGGCAATTACGACAATGGGCTCCCCGTCTAAAGCGCTTGGGCCGTCATATAAAATGAAACCTTTTTGTTTAGTGGCTTTTGGTTTGATTTTCTTGCTAGTTAAGTATTCCATGTTAAATCCCCATAATTAAATAAAGAATTGAGAAACTAAAGGCACCGAAAATGTAAGCAATAATAGTTAAGGCTATTTTGTCGGCTCTCATTCGCCATTGTTCCTCTTTTTCCGCTAAATAACGCGCGGCCGTTGCTTGAGCTTTCACTCTTATAAAGTCGTCTTTCAGTTTGTTCATTTTATTACGCCTTTTATTTGTTGGCTTTTGTTTGCCATATGAGTAATTGAATTTCATTCAAAATCGGCGCGCTTCTAGTGTTCGCGCTCCTAAGCATTGAATCAAGCATTTTATTATTGCCATTTTCGGCATGAATAATTGCTAGTTTAACGTGCCGTTGATTAGGCTTACTTAGCTTACTTATTAGCTCATTCATTTAAACGTAATCCGCGTTGGCATAGCATTCCTGCTTAAGGATACCTTCCGCCCAAGATTCTAAGTGGTGCGAGAATCCCAAATCTACCAGCACCAATATTGCCTCAGCTTGGCGGCGTAACGAATACTGTAAATTGCCTATAGATTCATTTCTATCTATATCTGTCCACATTCCATAAGAGGTGAATGCGTTTACAATTTGCTCTTGCTTCGATTTTGATAGGTACATGTTTATCTCTCTCTATTGGTTAATGATAATTGTTCTTATTTAGGCGTGTTTTTTTGGGTTTTCCCGCCGTTGTCGCATTCTAATAGTAATAGTTTGCATATAGCAATACAGAAAGCCTTTTTTTTACTGTTTAATGCCTAAATAATGTATAATTGATCAAATTTTAATCAAATTGGTTAATTTTTAACCAGTTATAAATCAATGGCATAGGAATTTTTAAATATGGCTAACAGAGGAAGACCTAAAGGATCGGGTAATAAACCACTTTCTAGAGTGCTAAGTGAGAGATTAAGTGAGAGATTCCCAGATTATGACCCTGTAATGGAATTAGTTGCGGCGACAATAAGAATCAAGGACATAGCGACCGAGTCGAATGATATCCAGGATTACAAAAGCCTGGTGGATAGCCTAGAGAAAGCATCGCGCTTTATTCAGCCACAGCTAAAGAGCATAGAGGTGCAGACTGATAACGCCTTAACGGTGTCTATTATGAAGAAGCGCTTTGATGGTAGTAAGTCTAGCGGTACTGATGATGCCGATAGCTAAGTGTAACCATACTGCAGAAAGGCTAACTCATTGGATGGATGGACAGCACCCCCCCTCCCGAAGTCGCGTCATGTGGTACTATATATGTCCCCCGCAAAAAAAAATTAACTATGAAAGTAACTAAGATCAGACCTGACATAGAAGACACTCTAGAAGCCACTGTAATCGCTTCTAAGGATCATATACTTATAGTGGTGAACGATGATGAGGTCGAGATCAAAAGTACCTTAGATGACAA